GTACGGCGGCAGGGCTCGGCGGCGCGGCCGCAAGGGCCGCAACGTCATGGCGAGCTACAGGGCTCGCCCCTTCATGGGCCCCGCCTTCGAGCGCGAGAAACCCAAGCTCCCGGCCATGTGGGCCGGAAGCGTGAAATGACACACAAATGACACGGCGATGCACCCCGCGGTGACACGCCGAGGAGGCCACGGACATGGCAACCTTCATCCTGGGCAAGGACGCGAAAATCTACCAGGGCGCTGCCGGCGGCGCGCTGGGCACGCTGACGGAGATGAGCAACGTCAAGGACGTGACGCTCAATCTGGAGGCGGGCGAAGCGGACATCACCACGCGCGCCAACTCCGGCTGGCGGGCCACCGCGCCGACCCTGCGCGAGTGCACCTGCGAGTTCGAGATGGTCTGGAAGCCGGGCGACAGCGGCTTTGACGCGATCAAGGCGGCGTTCCTGGCCGGCACCACCATCGAGCTTGCTGTGCTGGACCAGGCCCGCGAGACCACCGGCGCGCAGGGTCCCAAGGGCAGCTTCTCCATTACGTCGTTCTCGCGGAACGAGGCGCTGGAGGAGGCGATCACCGTCTCGGTGACGGCCAAGCTCGCGGTCTTCGATGAATGGGTGGAGGTGGCAAGCTGATGAAGACATTCACCGACAACGCGGGACGCGCCTGGACGGTCTCGCTGACCATCGACGCGGCCAAGCGGGTCAAGGGCCTGCTGGACGTCAACCTGCTGGAACTGGAGGCCGGCGACCCGCCGCTGCTGACCAGGCTCGGCACGGACGTGATCCTCCTGTGCGACGTGATCTTCGCCCTGGTCAAGCCCCAGGCCGACGCCGCGGGCGTGACAGATGAGCAGTTCGGTGCCGCCCTGGGCGGCGAGACAATCCTGGCGGCGCAGACGGCCTTCTACGAGGAACTCGTCGATTTTTTCCGCAAGCTGGGGCGGACCGACCTGGCCAAGGCCGTGGACGCCCAGCGGCGGATGATCGACCTGGCGGTGCGGCGGATCGAGACGCGGATCGACCGGCTGGACCTGGAGGCCGCAGTCGAATCGACCCTTGGCGAACCGTCAACGAGCTCGCCGCCGTCGTCGGAGTCGATCCCGGCCCGCTGACGCTACGGGAGCTGCTGTGGATGGCCGAGGCCAGGGGCCGGGACAACTGGGCGCACACGTCGGCGATCCTGGCCCTGATCGCGAACGTGAACCGCGACCCGAAGAAGACGCGGGCCTACAAGCCGGCCGACTTCGACCCGTATGCGGCGAAGGACCGGCGGGATGAAGCGATTGAAGTGACGGACATGGCGGTCCTGAAGGACGCCTTTTGCCAGACGGCGAAACCCAAGGAAGGAAAGGTGACACCATGAAGAAGCTGATGATGTGCATCGCGGTGCTGGTCGTGCTGGGCTTGACCGGCTGCGGGAACGTGTATCTGCGGGGCGAGGCGCTGACGGCAGCGGAGACCTCCGCGCTGGACGCCTACGGGGCGCTCCAGCGGGTAGACCCGTGCCCGAACTGCGTGGACCCGACGGCGGCCACCACACAGCCGTGCGTCGAGCCGTGGGTGAAGGCCTACCTGACGGAGAACTTCAAGCAGTGGCGGTTCTTCGTCCGCTCAGCGCGGAAGGACCTCACTTGGGGCCCGAAGTTGGAGAGTGAGCCGTGAGGACGCCGCGATTTGAGGTGTACCGGGACGCGAAGGGCGAGTGGCGCTGGCGGCTTCGCGCCGGCAACGGCCGGATCGTCGCCGACTCGGGCGAATCCTACCGCAAGCGCCGGGCCGCATGGTTTGCAACAGGCTGGGTCGCGATCCACGCGCCCCATGCCAAGACAAAGGTGGTGAGCACATGAGCGACTTGAACACGCGGATCAGCGAACTGCTGGCCAAGGTGCCCGAAGCGCAGCGGCAAGCGGCCGCGGCGCTGCTGGCTCAGTATGGGCCTCGGTTCTTCGAGCTTGCGCAGGAGGACGCCTGGCAGTACCTGCGCCGGTTGATGGCGGGCGACCTGGACGTGGTGGCCGAACTCGATTCGAAGCTCAGCAATGACGAGTTCGTCGCCAAGGTCAAGGCCAACACCGCCCGATGGGAATCCGTGGCCAACTACAACAAGGTCCGCGAGGACCTGAAGAATGAACTCCTGCTCCGGCTTGCGCCCATCGTCCTGGGGCTGCTCGCCGGTCTGGTGGGGCTTTGATCGCCGCAACGGCAAGGAGGCCGTCATGAACAAGGTGCGCGAATTCCTCAAGGGCAAGAAGGCGTACATCACCGCCGCCATCGGCCTGCTGGGCGCTGTGGTGGCCTGGGCCGACGGGCAGATCGACACGGTGGCGCTGCTGGCGGCGGCATGGGCGGCCGCGCAGACGGTGTTCATCCGAGCGGGCATTGCCAACGAGGTCGCCAAGGCCAATGGCGAGTGACGAGACAGTCTGGCTGGACGTTCACTTCCGCTGGTGGGCCAGGCCGTTTGTGTGCTGGCTGATGTGGAAGATCATCGGCTATGTGCCGCCGTGGGCTCTTCGCATCCGGCGCGTGTCGCCGCCGAGGGAATGACGTATGCCGCAACCGGGTGCAATCCGTGCGGGCCGCGCGTTCGTCGAGCTTTTCGCCGACGACAGCAAGCTCGTGCGCGGTCTGCGCCGGGCGTCGGCGAAGCTGAAGGCCTTCGGCGAATCCGTCCGCAACATGGGGCTGAAGCTCGCGGGCCTGGGGGCTGCGGTGGCCACACCTCTGCTGGCGTCCACCAAGGTCTTCTCCAAGATGGGCGACGACCTGGCGAAGATGTCCGCGAGGACAGGCTTCTCCGTGGAGACCCTCTCGGAACTGGGCTTCGCGGCCGACCTTTCCGGGGCGAGCATGGAGGACCTGGAGAAGTCCATCCGCCGGATGCAGGCCACCATCGTGGACGCCGCCCAAGGGCTGTCCACCGCCACAGACGCTCTGGCGACGTTGGGGCTGAAGGTCGAGGACCTGGCGGGCCTCTCGCCCGAGCAGCAGTTCAAGCTGATCGCCGACCGGCTGGCGAAGATCGAGGACCCCACCCTCAAGGCGGCGACCGCGATGGAACTGTTCGGCCGCTCGGGCACGATGCTGCTGCCCATGCTCTCCGGCGGTGCTGCGGGAATCGAGGAACTTCAGCAGCAGGCTCGCAGGCTGGGGCTGACCATCTCCACCGAGGATGCCAAGGCGGCCGAGCGATTCACCGACACGCTCTCGATCATGTGGAAGGTGCTCAAACAGGGCGTCTTCATCGTCGGCTCGGCGCTGGTGCCGATCCTGTCGCAGCTCGCCCAGCAGGTGACCAAGGTCGCGGTCTCGGCCGCCGAGTGGATCAAGCGGAACAAGGAGCTCATCGTCACCATCCTCCAGGTGGCCGTCGGCGTCGTGGCGGCCGGGCTTGCGCTGGTGACGCTGGGCTACGCGATCACAGGGTTGGCGAAGGTCATGGCCATCCTGGCGACGGTGGTCGCCGGCGTGGGCACGGTGCTCAAGCTCCTGGGGGCGGTTCTGGTGTGGATGGTCTCGCCCATTGGCCTGGTCATCACCGCCGTGGCCGCGCTGGGCGTGTACCTCCTGTACGCCACCGGCATGGGCGCGAAGGCCCTGGGCTGGCTGGGAGAGCGGTTCAGCGAACTGAAGGACGAGGCGGTGGCGTCGTATCAGGGCATCGCCGACGCGCTGGCCGCTGGCGACATCGGCCTGGCGGCGAAGATTCTGTGGCTGACCCTGAAGATGGAGTGGACCAAGGGCATCAACTTCCTGGAGAAGGCCTGGCTGAACTTCCGCAACTTCTTCATCAAGATCGGCTACGACGCCTGGCACGGGCTCCTGGCCGTGGTCGAGATCGTCTGGCACGCACTGGAGGTCGGCTGGATCGAGACCACGGCGTTCCTCTCAAAGACCTGGACGCAGTTCACCGGCTGGGTGACCAAGGCCTGGCATTGGTGCGGCAAGCAGCTCTCCAAGGCGTGGAACTGGATCAAGAAGCAGTTCGACTCCAGCTTTGACGCCGACGCGGCCAACCGGGCGGCGGATGAGTACTACGAGGCGAAGAAGGCCGAGATCGAGCAAGAAACCGGCCGCAAGCTTGCCGAGCGCGAGGAGCGCCGCCAGCAGGAGCGCGAGCGGGCCACGCAGGTCCACGAGGCCACGATGGCCGAGATCGGCCGTCAGAACCTCCAGAAGCACCAGGAGCTCGACACCGAGTACCAGCAGCGGATGGCCGACAACGAGGCCGACCTGGCCAAGGCG